CTTTTTAAGCTCAGGGGTAATAGCTCCGGGAGTGTCTAAGATCTGGACAACTGCATCAGGATTCTCAACTGTAGATCTATGAGATGAGTCCTGACCATCAAGATCATAGAAGTTATAAGACACCTTGTCACGTTCAAAAGCCCATGCAATCTCATTAGAGATCAGAGTCTTTCCGACTCCTCCTTTTTGGTTACAAACTAATACTGTTTTCATACTTTTTCTCCTTTTTGTTAGATGTGTATTTAATGTGTAATGATTACACAACGAGTGCGCAAAAATATTATTACATGAATTAAAACAGAAATCAAGAGAATTTGCATATCAATATGATTAAACAAAGGATATTGACTGAGACAATTAATGTACTTTTTGCGTTTATTAAGGCGTATTAATATGCGCACATATGCGCTCTAAGAATAAAAGAGCATTTATGATACTTTGAAAATAGAGATAAACGCAAATGGACATGCGACTATGTCCGGTTTCTTATGAGTGGGAGGTAGTTTTATGAGTATCAGATGGTGGAAAGCAGCAGGAATCCGTGCAGTGAAGACTTTTTTTCAGACTTTTGTCGCAACGATAGGGACAAGCGCCCTGATCGAGGAAGTAAACTGGAAGATTGTTCTTTCGGCAGCAGCTCTTGCAGCAGTTTTAAGCCTGGCAACTTCTCTTGCAGGGCTTCCGGAGCTTGAGGATTAAGGAGAAAAGCATGGAAATAATCGAAGTAGACATTCAAGATCTTAAGCCTTACGAGCACAATCCCAGAAATAATGATGATGCTGTGGCAGCAGTCGCAAATAGCATCAATGCTTTTGGATTCAAGGTGCCCATCATCATTGACTCAGATAACGTTATTGTCGCAGGGCATACGAGATTAAAGGCCGCTATGGTACTTGGCCTTAATAAAGTTCCGTGTATTGTTGCTGATGATCTATCTGAAGAGCAGATAAAAGCATTCAGACTTGCTGACAATAAGGTTGCAGAGCTTGCAACATGGAATTTTGAGGATCTGGAGAAGGAGCTTGAAGAGCTTAAGGATATGGATCTTGACTTCGATATGTCCGACTTCGGATTTGAGCCTCCGGAAATAGGGGGGGTACTGAGCAAGTAGAGGATCCTGAGGAAGAAGATCCTTATGAGGATATCGAAAAGCTTGAAACGCATTACGGAGTACCTTATCAGGGAAACAAATCAAGGATTGCGGATATCATCATAAAGATTCTTCCTCCTGGAAAAAGACTTGTTGATCTCTTCGGTGGAGGAGGCGCAATAACTCACTGCGCTATGCTTAGCGGTAAGTGGGAATCATTTCTTTATAACGATCTTAATGAAATGATCACCGGATTATTTATCGATGCTATATATGGCAAATTTTCCGATGAAAAAAGAGTTATCACGAGAGAAGAATTTGAAGAACTCAAGAATACTGATGCATATGTGAGATACATTTGGAGCTTTGGAAACAATGGCTCTGGATATTTATGGGGGAGAGATATTGAAGAGATAAAATGCACTGCCTGTCATTCTCTTGTAGATGATACTTTGCGAGAAAGAAGGCTTGCTTATATGAAATTTGTGAAAACGCTCAAAAAACGCCTTTCTGATTACCGGCTTGAGCCGGTAGAAAGGCTGCAATCCCTGGAGCATTTGCAGGGATTGCAGCAGCTAGAGGCTTTGCAAAGGCTAGAGGTTTTAAATATGAGCTATGAGGATTATGAATATCGTGAAGGCGATGTGGTTTATTGCGATATTCCATATGAGCAAGCCGGAAAAGGCAAATGCAACGATTACGGAGTTGATTTTGATTCGTTTAAGTTTTATGAATGGGCAAAATCAAGAGATTATCAAGTATTCTTCTCATCTTACGATATTTCAGATGATAGCTTTTACAAAGTAAAAGTAAAAACGCTCCAGAGCCTTATAGGAGCAAACACAAACGGCAAAATGGTCAATGAATACCTATACAGCAATAAACCGTTTGAAAATGCGAGCTGATGAATTTTTTTAATTAATTTAACAGCTATTAAAAAGGGGTTGATTAAATGGGGAAGGCAGGTCGGAAAAATAAGTACGAAACGCACATAAAACCATACCTTAAAAAAATTCCAAAATGGTATCTGACAAAAACCGAAACCCAAATAGCAAATGAGCTTGGAATAACGATTCAGTCCTGGATCAAATACAAAAATCAATATCCGGAGCTTGCAGAATGTTTGCAGACTTCGAAGGAAGATCTTGTTGATGAGCTCAAGGGGATATTAAAGAAAAAAGCGCAGGGGTTCTATTATACAGAGAAAACAAAAACCGTAATCAAAGAAGGCGGAAAAGAGTCAAAGAAAATCGAAGAAAAAGAGAGATATTCTCAACCGGATACCGGCGCAATACATTTGCTTCTTAAGAATTTGGATCCTGAGTGGAGAAATGATGATAAGGCAACAATGGACCTTAAGCGGCAGCAGGTCGAAATCATGAAACAAAAGGCGGATGCTGCGGAATGGTAGAACTTTTTATGTGGTTATTTTTCATTTATTCGATGGTTCAGATTATCTTTTCCATGCTCATGTAAAGAAAGGAAAAGAAAATGTCAAAATTAGAATACGCGCTCATGATTTTGCAGTTATGCTTAGCAATCGGAAATCTGAGCATAATGATCTTTGCTTTATCAAAATTTATCAAGAAGCCTCATGACAAGCTCATTGATAGAATTGTATCTCTTGAGGTCAAGGTTGAAGAGCTCCAGGATTCACTTAAGCAGGGAAATGATCGCTTTCGTGAATATGGAAACAGATTTGAAAAGCAATATGACACAAATGAGGTCTTAATCAGAAGCATATTAGCTCTTATTGAGTTTGAGATGCAATACTGCATCGAAGAGAAAAAGGGACTTACAGATGGCCTCAAAAATGCTAAGGCAGATCTGGAGAAGTTCCTCGCAAGAAAATATAAAGACCAGAATGCAATATAACTTAACTCAACTTAACGTTTAGTTTAAGTTTTTAGCAAGTTACGGCAAGTTAGAAATCACAAGTGTGTAAAGCGTGTGTAAATGATGCGCAAGGAGTACGCAATGAAAACAAGCCAGGAAGCAATTGAGATGATCAAAAAGTTTGAAGGTGTGCGCTTAAAGGCTTACAAAGCTCTCAAAACAGAGCAATACTTCACGATAGGTTATGGCCACTATGGAGCAGATGTAAAAGAAGGCATGACAATTACAGCTGCTAAGGCAGAGGAGCTTCTTAAGAAGGACCTAGAGAGATTTGAAGGCTATGTGACAAATTATGCAAAGAAATACAGCCTTGAGTTTAATCTCAATCAGTTCTCGGCTCTTGTAAGCTTCACTTACAATTGCGGTCCTAGGAACCTTAACAAGCTCCTTAATGGGAGAAATTTATTGCAGATAGCAGATGCGATGCTTGGATTCAATCATGCAGGAGGAAAAGAGCTTGCAGGATTGACTAAGAGAAGAAAAGCAGAACGCGATCTTTTTATGAGGGAAGATATGAAGATAATAATCGGATCAGCAAGGATTGATGAGAATGGAAAAGCTGTCGGAGGGGCAGCAGGCGATCAGAAGCAGAAGGATACTCCTGATTATACCGGAGAAGTTTCGCTCCAGGAGTTTTATGTCAGCTCCAAAGGTTGGTATGTCCTTCGGATAAAGGATGCACGGATGGCAGAAGATCTTGCCGGTCTGATGCGCACAGCTTGCAATAATCCACTTATCGGATACAACCAAAATCGGCGCCTGGATATATTGACTCATGGGATATTTTCAACTGAACCAACATCCTGCGACTGTGGCACTTTAGTCCGCGAATGTATAAGGAAAGCATCAGGAAGAGATCCTGGCAATTTCACAACAGCAAATGAAGCAGATAAACTTGAGGCTCTTGGTATTTTTGAAAAGCGCATTGAGTACACAGCAGGCATGAAGTTATACCAGGGAGATATCCTTGTTACAAAAACAAAGGGACATACTGTCATCGTTGTTGAAGGCTATAATCGGACAACCGGTCTTGCAAAAAATGATACTGTAAAAAAGAGCGGCATAGCTCTTGAAATAACAATGCCCTTAATCAAGAAGGGAAGTAAAGGACTTGCAGTCATGATATGGCAGCAGCTGATCGGACGCACATACATTGTCACGGAGTTTGATGATGATCTTGTTAAAGACACAAAAGTCTGGCAGGAAGCGCGAGGCCTTGAAGTGGATGGAATAGTCGGAAAGCATTCATGGACTGAGGGATTCAAGCAGGTATGAAGATCTGGTGTACTGACAAGGAAAAGGACCGGATGATTAAGATACTGGAGAATGAGGAAGCAATATGCGTCTTTGGTAATTACATCTGCTTAAGAGAAGACTGCAGAGCTTGTCTCAATGAGAATATTGACTGGCATACAGTGAAAGAAAAGCTTTGGACTAAGAGGAAAAAAGATGAGTAAGATTGGAGATTTATCACCGGTAAAACCACCTTGTCAGCATTGTGATAAGAGACACATGAAGTGTCACAGCTCTTGCAAGGATTACAAAGAATTTGAGAAGCATAACGAAGCATGGAGACAAAAGAAACATGAGAGACTTATGATCTCAGATGCAATCCATTCCAACATGGTAAATAGATTCTCAAGTATGAAGTATACCGGAGGAGCAAAGATCAAGCATGGAGGAAGGCGCGGAGCTTAAAAGATATCTATGAAAGAGTGGAGCTAGGCAGCAGGTGTCATATGTTTAGAGATAGATTCAGCTTCTACCGTTCAAAGGAATGGCGGAAGCTTCTCGATAATTTAAAACATGAGCGATTAAATGATGATGGGGAGATTATTTGTGAATACTGCGGAAAGCCTATCACTAGAGCATATGATGCGATAGGGCATCATAAGATAGAGCTCACTGAAGAAAATGTAAATGATTATGATATCTCACTCAATCCTCAGAACATTCAGCTAGTACATCACGCTTGCCATAATCGCATCCACAACAAGCTAGGCTATGCCAACAGAGAAGTATTCCTGGTATATGGAGCTCCTTTAAGTGGCAAGAGCACATGGGTTAAAGAGTCCATGAGTCCGGGAGACTTGGTGATTGATATCGACTCGATCTGGCAATGTGTAAGTAATCTTTCAAGGTATGAAAAGCCTGCGAGATTAAAGAGCGTTGTCTTTAAGGTAAGGGATTCCTTACTCGATGCAGTAAAGTATCGGCTCGGTAAGTGGAACAATGCTTATGTCATTGGAGGTTATCCGCTGCAGAGCGAGCGCGAGCGACTGATCAAGGAACTTCATGCGCGTGAGGTATACATTGAATGCTCGATAGAAGAGTGTTTGAAGCGGCTCCAGGAAGCTGAGGATGGACGCGACAAAGCTGAGTGGGAGCGCTACATCCGGGCTTGGTTTGACTCATGGATGCCCCCCGGACCGGTCGAATGAAGGCCCTGGGTGGTAC